GTTTGAAACGGGCGAAAGCCCAACTGGCCGTTATATCACCCAAACTTGTGGCAACAAGGCTTGTGTGAATCCCGCACACCTTACCTCGAAGCAGTTGGATCGGGCGCAGAGCGCCCAGGACGGATAACCCTTGTCTGAGCGTGACATGCCCGTGGCCGCCAAGAAGCGGCGCATCACGGACCTGTACGCCAAGGGCAAGACCATCCGGGACATCTGCGCGGAGATGGGGATCTCCGAGAAGTCGTACGACTACTACCGCAGGACCGACCCCGAGTTCAAGTCCAAGATGGACCAGATCCGGGAGTTCCGAGACACCGGCGAGATAGGACCAGCGCGCAAGCCCGTTCCGGACTTCGCCACCTTCTCCGAGAAGTACCTGGGTGCCAAGGTCTTCCCCCACCAGCAGCAGTGGATCGACCTGCTGGAAGACCAAGAGCCCGTGGGGCTCCACTTCACCCAGCGGTACGAGAAGGGCTTCAGCCCTCAGCACCTGGTGATCAACACCCCTCCTGGCCACGCCAAGTCCACGACCATCACCACGAACTACGTGACGTGGCGCATCGTCCAGAACCCCGACATCAAGATCCTCGTGATCTCCAGCAACGCCACGAACGCCAACAAGTTCCTCTACGCGATCAAGATGCGCCTGGACACCTCCCGGGCCTTCATGGAGCTGAAGCGGGACTTCGCTCCGGTTGAGGGCTACGATGGCGGCAACGCCATCTGGCGAAATGACATGATCTATGTCAACCAGAATACCGAGGAGTCCACCGGCGAGAAGGACCCCACGGTTCAGGCTCTCGGTATCGGCAAGAAGATCTACGGTGCGCGTGCGGATCTCATCATCCTGGACGACGTCGTAGACAGCTCTAACGCTCACGACTTCGAGAATCAGATCGACTGGATCCAGAACATCCTGCAGTCTCGGATCGACGCGGATGACGGTAAGATCCTGGTCGTGGGGACCCGTCTTGCTACGCAGGATCTCTACTCGGAGATCATGAAGCCCGAATACTACGACGGCGAAGAGGTCCCGTGGACCTACCTGAGCCAGCCAGCCGTGCTGGAGATGCCAGACGCCTCCGTCCCCGAATCGTGGGTGACCCTGTGGCCTCGCTCGAACCAGAGACCCCGAGGCAAGTCCTTCGAGGACCTGGAGCCAGACGAGGACGGCCTGTTTCCCAAGTGGTCCGGCCCTCAGCTCTCCCGGAAGCGCCGGGGCATGTCCCCCCGCAACTGGTCCATGGTCTACCAGCAGGAGCAGGTGGCAAGTGACACGATCTTCGCCCCGGACGCAATCAACGGGTGCACGTCATCGCGTCGTCCTGGTGTGCTGCTGGCCACTCCTCTTCGTCCTGCTGGTATGCACGGCCTTACTGTCGTTGCTGGCCTCGACCCTGCAGCTGCTGGCCATACCGCCGCAGTTGCTATCGGATTGGATCGATCGACTGGCAAGCGCTTCGTTCTGGACGTATTCAACCAGGCGTCGCTGAACTACAACGAGATCATCTCCGTGATCAAGGACTGGACGGTCAAGTACAACGTCCAGGAGTGGCGCATCGAGAAGAACAACGTACAGGCTTGGCTGGTGCAGGATGAAGGTCTACTCGACTTCCTACGGTCCCGTGGCGTTGTCGTCCGCCCTCACTTCACACATGGCAACAAATGGGACTCCGACTTCGGCGTGGCAAGTATGGCTGGCCTCTTCGAGGGATGGCCGGATGGTCGCCATCTCATTGATCTCCCCTCATCTAAAGGCGCCACGGGAATACAAGCGCTACGTGAGCAGCTGATCACCTGGTACCCCGAGACCAAGGGCAAGACCGACATTGTGATGGCCCTGTGGTTTGCGGAGATCCGCTGCCGGGAGCTGATGAATGAGGGTGGCCCGATCACCCACTGGAGCAACCCGATGTTCCAGACAGAGCGCGGGAACGCCATGAGTTTCACGATCGACGTTGATGACATGCTAGCGAGAGGCTGGGCATGAGGCGGCCTGTGATCTACTGTCCGTTCTGCGAAGCCGCGTACGAACTCCCCACGTACACCGACGGCACGCACGTCTACTACGACCTTGACGAGGCCAAGTTGATCGCCGACGACCACATCTACTCTCACACCAAGGACCTCGTGATCGAACTGGGAGAGTACCTTGCTAAGGCCTGAGGACTTGCTGCGCCAGTCGGCGCTTTACGTTGAGGTTGGGGGTGTTGCATAGTGTTGAGTCCACAGGACGTGTCCGCGAAGGTTGAACAGCTTCGGCGTACCGCTCATGAGAGGGACAACCGCGCGCGAAATGTTTCGCAGGTGCGGAGCGGAGATATCCGCAGTGTCCTTCCCGGGCTCTTCCCGTAGCTGGACTATTGGCCCCAACCCATAGTCTCCAACACGATTGACGTGGTCATCCGCGACCTTGCCGAGCAGATCGGCAAGATGCCTACGATCATGTGCACGGCGGGTGTGCAGACCAGCGACCGGCAAAAGAAGTTCGCCATGAAGCGAACAAAGATCGCTCTGAAGTACGCGGAGAAGTCCCACTTGGTCACCAAGCTCGTGGACGCCGCAGACTGGCTGGCCTGCTACGGCTTCGTCCCCCTGATCGTGGAGCCGGACTTCAAGCACGACACCCCGCGCATGCGGTTCGAGAACCCCCTCAACGCGTACCCCGAGCTGGACATCATGGGGAACTGCATCGCGTACGCCAAGGTGCACATGGAGAACGCCGGTGAACTGGCTGCCAAGTATCCGCATCTCGCGGCACAGATCCTCGGTTCTGCCGACCCTCGCGATCAGGTTCGCAATGCCGAGCAGATTCTGTCGCTGGTCCGCTACGTGGACGCTGACCAGATGCTCATGTACATCCCAGAGCGGGCGAACCTGGTCATTGCCCAGGCCCCGAATGTTCTGGGGCACTGCCCCGTTGTGGTGGCTACTCGCAGTCGGTTTGACGAGCAGGTCCGGGGACAGATGGACGATGTTCTTTGGATTCAACTCGCGAAGGCTCGACTTGCCCTCCTGAACATGGAGGCGGTGGAGAAGGCCGTCCAAGCCCCCATCGCCATTCCGAAGGACATCCGCAAACTCCCCTTCGGTCCGGACGCCGTCATTCAGACGGACAACCCGCAGCAGGTGCGCAGGGTTGCCATGGACTTCCCGCCTGTGGCTCTCCAGCAGATGGAGAACTACGAGAACGACCTGATGATGGGTTCTCGGTATCCGGGCACCCGTGCTGGCCAGTCTCCGGGGTCTATCGTCACCGGACAGGGAGTGGACGCGCTCAACGGCGGGTTCGACTCCCAGATCATGACGTACCAGACTCTCATGGGTGCCGCGCTCAAGAAGGCCATCGGCCTGTGCTTCAAGCTGGATGAGATCATTTGGCCGGACATGAAGAAGGAACTTCGTGTCATGGTCAACGGCAACCTCTTCGAGGAGACGTACGTCCCCAAGAAGGACATTGCCGGGATTCACGAGGTTGAAGTCACGTACGGCTTCGCTGCAGGCATGGACCCCAACCGGGCCCTCGTCTTCCTGTTGCAGATGATGAGCGCCGGTCTGGTGGACAGGGACTTCGTCCTGGCTCAGATGCCGTTCGAACTGGACACTCTCCAGACCCTGCAGCGCGTGGACGTGGAGAAGCTGGAAGACGCTCTCAAGCAGGGCATCTTCTCCATGCTCACCTCCATCGGCGTCATGGCCCAGCAAGGCCAGGATCCCTCACAGATCCTCACAGCAGTATCGAAGATCATCATGGCCCGGGAGAAGGGCACTCCTCTCCACATCGCCGTGATGAACTCCCTCAGTCAGCCTGCCCCCCAGAACCCCCAGGCCCAGCCTGGTACCGATCAGACGAGTGGTCCGGGGGGCGGGCAAGCCGGTCCTGGTGGGCTGCAGCAAGCCCTCATGGGCGGCAACCCGCTGCAGCCAGGCGTCGCCCCCGGGCAGATGGCCCCTGGTGGTCGCCCGGACTTGATGGCGATGCTGGCTGGGCTCAGCTCCAACGGCCAGCCCAACCTACAGGCTAACCTTCAGAGCAGGCAACCGATTGGACCTTGATAATGCCCAAATGTGTGAAGTGTGGCCACGACCCGGACAGAAACTCTTGCCCCCATTGCGGGTACCCAGACCGTAACGCCAGAGTGCAGGACGGAGTGGCCGTGTACATCTGCTGCGGCAAGCCGGTCCAGCCGAAGCCTGCTGAAACCCCCAAGCCTGTGAGAGGAGGTAAGTGATGAGTGCTTTCCTCGGAAACATCGATTTCGGGCAGGCGACCCCGCCCACCCCGGCCAACCAGGGTGACATGGGCCCCCGCTTCGTGCAGGACCCGATGACCTCGGACGCCCCGGACACCGGCTTCGTCGAGACCGACCATGACCCGGGTGACCTGCGTATTCGTGGGTACCGTGAGCCCGGCATCGGCGGCTCCGCCAGCGGCGGTTCTGTTGCGACCGGTGACAACATGTCTCAGATGTCCTAAGGAGTGGCAATGGCTGACGAGTTTGAGTTTGAGTTGGACACCGATGACGACCCGATCCTGGCAGCCATCACTCCAAAGAAGACCAACAAGTGGGGTGTGCTGGCCCTGGTGGGCCAGCTCGCCGCAGACGTGACCTTCTCCTTCGGGGACTTCCTGACGGCCTTGAGCATGGTTGCTGTCCGCAGGTACCAGTATGAGGACCAGCGGTCCACCTTCGCGGAAGAGGCTGGCCGGGATATCGACAACCTGCAGGGTTTCTACTGGGCCGTGGCGACGGACGAAGAGACTGAGGACGAGTAGTGGCTGGGCAGATGGGGGTCAGTGATGGCCCCATGGCTGGTGCGGGTGCCGGTGGCTATCAGGCGCCGGGCAACGCTGCTGCTGTGTCAGGCCCTGGTGCTCTCAGCCAGCGCACTGACGCGCAGCCTGCCCAGGCCATGCAGACCATCAAGGGCGGCGCCTACGGCTCCGGCACGCAGATGCAGCAACTCCAGGCCGGTGCGCCGATGGCTGCTGCTCCTAGTCCTGGCCAGCCTGCTACTGCTGGCAGTGGCCTTGGCCCGAGTCTGTCTCGGGCAACTCCGGGTACCGGGGTAGTTCCGTTCCACGCCCCCTCGGGGCGTCCCAACGAGCCTGTCACCGCTGGTGCTGCTCGTGGGCCCGGACCGGGCCCTGAGGCCCTGAACCTGCCTCCCTCGACCAACAAGCAGGACTATGTGGCCCTGCGCCCCGCCCTGCCCGCCATGCAGCTGTTGGCGAACCTTCCCGGGTCAACCCCGGGCATTAAGCAGTTCGTGCGATACCTGCAGTCCGGCGGCTTGGCGGCCACGCCGACGACTCCTCCCCCGGGCGCCCAGGCGCCTGCTGGACCGGGGGGGCAGCAGTAGCCCATGGGTGTCGGTAACGACGTCGGAGCGGCACTAGACGCCTTCAGCGGCGCCGTGTCTACTCAGACCGGCTCTGATCCTGGCGTAGCCAGCAATGCTTGGGGTCAGCCCGTTACCAATGCCAACGCCATCACGCAGGGGCTCTTGGGCACTGCGTACGACGTGGGCACCGCCCCAACGTCCTATGCTGGCGGAGCCGCCAACGCAGCGATTCCGGGATCCACCACCCAAGCCCAGCCGCAGCAGCAATCCTCTGGTGGTGTCTTCGGGGCGCTGACCCGGCTCGTGGGTCGTGCAGCCACTGACGTGGGTTCCGGCATCGACAAAGCCGCTAGTGCGGTCGGAGTCGGACACGTGGTCCACGACCTCGGCCATGTGCTCACCAACCTGGCACAGTGGGACAGGGATGGCTACACAAACGCCGTAAGCCGCCCTCTGTCCACGGTGCTCAACGAAGACGTCAACATAGCGGCCAACGGCGTTAGCTCGTTGTTCAACGGCAACTCGTGGGCCAAGTCCTGGAACGAAGCCAAGTATATTTCTCCGGGACAGGCGGTCACGCAGCTGTCCCGAGAGTCCAGCGTCACGGGCATGCTGCTCAACCCGCTGAACTATGCCGACGCTGGCCTGTCCAGTTTGGTCGGGCGCACGGTGCTCGGCAGCGAGACAGCGCAGGCCATCGCCACACAGAACGCAGACCCGAACACCATCCAAAGCCTGTACGGCAACAACGGCAGCTTCGCGTCTCGAGCTCTGTCCGGTGGGCAGGATGCAGTGCTTAGCTGGTTCTCAGACCCCGTGGTGGTGGCCGGTAAAGCTTTCACTGCGGTGCGAGAGGCTTCACAGGCCACGGAGGGCATCCGTACTGCTGCGGACGTGGATAAGGCTCTCACCAAGCCCAGCGCGGTGGCAATGCTGAAGAAGACCGACAACATGTCGGCCTACCAGGCTCGGCAGATGCCGTGGGTGGCCAAGTCGGCCAACCCGGATCTGTTGGCGGGGATCTTCAACAAGACCGTCGATGCCAATGTGCGGACGCTTGCCTACAGGGCGGCCATCTCCAACGGTATGGATTCGCAGGCTTCCGACGCCCTGGCCAACCTGGCGGCGGAGAACGCGCAGGAGTGGGGGTCTGTCTCTGAGCAGGCCGCCCGCACCAAGGAAGCCATCGCCAACGCCAACCAGCCGTTCAACACCGATGTACAGCTGGCACAGGCACAGGCGGACTATCTGGCCAACCCTGTGCCGGGCAACTACGACGCCCTGCAGAACGCCAAGAAGGGTGTGGTCACCCGTCGGGCGGACAATTCGGTTCCCGCCGGTTCCGGTAAGCAGGACTACTTCCAGACCCTGAATGCGGCCCTGGATGACGCCGAGAAGAAGCTCAACATGCTGGGCGCACAGGCCCAGACCTTGAAGGACATCCAGGGGTTGGCTGGGGCGGTGCACTGGCAGCCTGGACGTCTGGACGTGCCTATCGCCCAGATGCGCGCCGCGTTCAAGTCTGCGGACAAGTTCGGGGACTCTTCGGCCATCACAGGCCGTCTCCCGCTGTCGGGAACCCTGCCGGGTAGGTGGGTGTACCAGACGCTCTACAAGGGCCTCTACAACACCCCTCTGAAGGTTCTAAGGGCCTTCGGCGACCAGTGGCCCGACGGGTGGCTGGACTTGACCAACCCCAAAGCAGGGGATCAGCTCAACGGATATCTGGCCCGTGCCCGGGGCATGAACCCGGATCACGCCCAGACCCTGCTGAACCAGTACTACGCGGCGGGCAGTGACCAGTCCGCCAAGCTTGCCGCCGTCCAGCAGATCGAGCACGACTCGATCAAGGCCACACTGATGCACGCTGGCTTCGAGGATGATGAAGCCGAAGCCATTTTGAACGACGGTAAGAACCGTCGGATGGACCTCATCGACAACTACGGCCAGCGGGTCAAGGCTGCGTCGTCCCGTGCGTACTCCGGGGCCATTGACGAGGACACCGGGCAATCGGCCGACGTAATCAATGCGCATCTGCTGGATGAGGACGGAGCTCCGATCCACGTCCCGATCCTGCAGACCATGCTCGCCCAAGGCACGCCGATGCTGGACCTTGACCACACCTACCGCGAAGCGGTCAACACGGTGGGCAAGTTCCACACCATTCGCAAGGCCGCCCAGGGCCCGCAGGATGCAGTGGTCAACTCCGCCGATCTCTTCCAGAACATGTGGAAGAACGGTGTGCTGCTCCGTCTGGGCTTCACTCCGCGCGTCATGACCGACATGGGTCTGCGGTCTCTCACCGTTCTCGGCGGTGCTCGCATGCTGGGGGTCACCAAGGAGGCCGCACGCGTCGCCCTACACAACGTCGGTGCCACCGGCCTGGACTACGCCAACCGTCTTCTCAAGGGCAGACTGTTCGACCCGGACACGATCGACAGCGTCCAGGACAAGGCTACTGCGCTCACCACTGTTAGGGATTCCTTTCGGGCAGACTACCTGCATGCGGCCCTGCAGAATGCAGTGGACAAGCAAGCGCAGGCCGCTGGGCTGGACCCCCTCCTGGGCACACCCACGGACGAACTGGTTCAAGCCAAGCTGGACAGGTACCAGAACGCACAGCGCAACCTGGA